CTGGCCCTAGCACGTAATGAAAATGATTTGGGACGCCCAGCCCCTGTTCATAAGCTTCTAGCTTGTTCATCGTCCAAGGTTCCTCGCCCTTCACTCTTCCAGCAGCAGACCACTCTGCATACTCGCCTTCACCAAAAATAGAGGCTCTTCCTTCTGGTTGACGGTAAGCAATGTTTTTCTTCCTATCTGCCAAGAAGTCAGCACGACTGCATTTAATCTCAAATTCATCGGTATAAAGCGTCTTTCTGATAGCAANTACATCAGCTTCATTATCTTGAGCTTTGGATATAAAGCAGTTTGGAAGCATGATAGGAGATCGCTTCATGATCTTATTATCCAGTAAAATCAATCTAGCGATATTCTTCTCACTAGCCTCAAACAAACTTCTCTTAAGAAAAGACATTAATTTTTACCCGTTCCATCTGAGCACGTAACATCCCCGATCTTCCAAGGCCTAGGAGGGTCATCAAACATAGGAGGGTATGGGTTAGTTGGCTCTTTTTTTAATCGCTCTGCTTTTTGCTCTTCATTCTCGATATTAACTTCGAAGCACCCATTGTTAATAACATAATGTTCTGCATTGTTCTCTGGGACAACAATCAAATTCCCATGAATATCTATATATGCCTTCATCTTACTTCCCTTTCATTAAATGAACTGTCAACGCAACAAAAAATAAAACCAATAACACTAGTGGAACAATGTATAAAGGCAGTAATACCAGCCACCAACTCCATGTAGCCACAACACCAACTTCCATTAACTTCAGTGCTATAAACAGTATGCCTAGCAACCCGAAAAACCCGATACCTAAACTACTACTACTTGAACTACTCATATACTTCCCTCTTGTTGATTAATTGATTTGAAATAGCAATATACACCTATTAAATCAGAATTGCAACTATTTGTGCAATAATGTTATTGCTCAGCTAGATTTAGCGGTTACACAGAATGTTTCTCAAACATAGATGATATAAAGAACATGCTATAATTAATCCTATTTTATTTTAGGATAATCAATTGCTTACTCACGAAGAACTACTTACGAGGCCTCTATATCCGTCTCCAGAAGAGCAAATATTACTTGACACTAGATTCAAGGATAAAGACAAAGGTTGGCTAGAAACCAGAAAGTGGATTCATAGCAATCCACTTGATGCTAGATCAACATTCTCTGCCCTTGCATTAAAAGATCCTAAGTTCTTAGATATACTTCATGACTTTGAATTATTTAGCCGACCTGAGCAGTTTCTTACATGGGAAAAAGACACCGTACTTTACTTGTGTGGCCGTGGTTTTGGTAAGTCACATACAGCATCTGCAATCATGATAGAGGAGGCAATGAAAACCCCAAATACGGTTATTGCTTTGTTCGCTGCCGACTTTGGCTCACTCAAGAAAGTGAATTGGACAGGCGATAGCGGGATTATCAAAGTNATGCATCCAAGTCTATTGAAGGAATGTGTTTTCAATAAATCAGACTTAACTCTTACGTTCCCTAATGGAAGTCAAATAATATCATACAGTGCCGAAAGCTATGAAAAGAGCCGAGGTAGTAACGCCTCATTTTGCTGTCTCGATGAAACGGCAAGCTGGTCTTATCCAAAAGAAGCGCTAGATGCTGCTAGACTGATTCTTCGTAATGGCAAGAATCCTAGAATGCTAATAACAACAACCCCAAGGCCAACTACGGTTATTAAGGAGCTAGCAGCCGATGACAATGTACAGTTAATAACTGGGACTACATATCAGAACTATTACTTGCCAGACAGTTATGTAAATTCACTAAAGAAATCCCTCACAGAGCGTCTATTCAAGCAAGAGGTTCATGCTTCCGTATTAGATGATAATTTATTCGCTCTATTTCAGATGAACAACATTATAGATAATAGAGTTTCAGATAAAGATTTCGACTTTGAAAAAATCAAGCAATTCTGTATCGCAATTGACCCAGCTGTATCTAGTAATGAAAATTCAGATAGTACAGGTATTGTTATTGTTGGACTGGGTTACGACGGTCAGTACTATGTGTTTGAAGATGCTACCATGAAGATGGCAACTCCAGAGCAATGGAGTAGTAAGGTTGTCAAGCTATACCGGAAATACAATAAAATATCAGATGCTCCTGTCAGTATTGTTGCTGAAATAAATAACGGTGGCGACATGATTACTTCTGTTATCAAAAATGCTAGCAGGCAAATATCAGACATTACATTACCTCCTGTTCGTGTTGTTCGTGCCACTAAGGGTAAAGAACTCAGGGCCGAACCAATAGCAGCGATGTACGAGCAAAATATAGTTCATCACGTTGGTGAGATTCAGGAACTTGAAGTTCAAATGACTGACTGGAACCCAACCCAGAAAGGAAGTAAATCTCCTGACCGTCTTGACGCTCTGTGCTGGGCGATAACGTCATTAGCAAAGGGCTTTAGTGGGCCAGCAAGCACGAGTTATGGCGCGATAACAAAACAAGCCGATCCATTTAACAAAAGACCACCTAATCCTTACTGCGGATACTCGTAAAGCATGAATGACTCAACCATGATATAATTCCTTGAACTAAAAGGAGAATATTATGTTAACACTAAGACGAAAGCCTAGTAGGGATTCTTGTTCAGATGAATCGACTATAGACATTCAGTATAAAGAGGAAATTGTTACACTCTCATTAAAAGAGATTTACCCGCATGACGAAACTCCGTTTGCAGTTTGGTGGATTTATTCTAGTGACTGGGGAAATGAGAAATTTCCACCTAAGTACGTAACATTGTCAGACAACCAGCCTTTGGTAATTAATGATTTCTTAAAGGTGTATGGTTCGAAAATAACAGAATCTAATGAGGCTGTAATGCACCTCAAGGCACCCCGTGATGCAATCATCCAACGGAGAGACAGAAAATAATGACATCATTAAGTGATAACTACGTTCGTTCGCAGTATTTTAACGATCAATTTTCAAAAAATAGAATTATACGAGACCTCGAAGAAGGCCTTACAGCGTTACGTGGAACAAAAGATATTATTTCCACAGTAACATCAGAGAGTGAATACCTTCCGCGATTCCCGAACGAGCCAGATGAATTTTACCAATTGCGTGTAAATCGAACTTATTTAACGAATTACTTTAAACGCGCAGTAACATCAGACGCTGGTAAAATCCTAGCTAATAACGTCATGGTGTCAATTGACGGCAAGCCTAACGACAGTATGCCAGAGCCTTACAGAAGCTGGGTTCGAAACATGGATCTTGATGGCTACAATCTAACAATGTTCACGCAAAGTGAATTGCAGATGGCGATGAAGAAAGGTGTTGTTCTGTGCATGGTTGATTTTGATGAACGAGCACAAAGACCTTATACGCGAGAGATTGATATTGACTCTGTTATCGATTTTGTTTCTGATGGAAAGACAGGTAAATTAACTTACCTAAAATTTTATTTTGATTATGTTATTTCTGGTGAGACATCCACAGATATACAGCAAGCTGTTTTTGAATTAACACCCGTAGCTTGGACGATCACAATTGGTGATGAAGGCGAGCAAGTAGAATCTGGTGAAATAGTTCGATACAGAAATAACGGCAAAGAAAGAATAGTTGATGAAATTCCTGTAGCTGTTTTCTACACAAATAAATTAGGTGTTTTAAAAGCCGAAAGCCCTTATAACACATTGGCAGAGTTGACGATAGAGCACTTCCAAGTTTACAGTGACGTGAAAAATATGATTTTTTATGCGCTCACGCCTATCCTTACTGGTGTTAACGTACCATCTGACTTTTCAATTGAAATGTTAGCTAGTTACATGTTTGTTAAAATGCCTGAATCTGGAGATAAAGAACCTAGATTGGAATGGACTCAAGTTGACTCGGCAGCAATTGTCGAAGGACAGAAACAACTTGAAGGAATTCAGCAAAGAATAGCGACGTTTACGATAGATAATAACTCTCTTAGACCCGGAAATTTAACGGCCACACAGACTAGTATTGAGTCTCAAGGATCAAATGCAGCACTCAGATCTTTTGCTGTTGCACTGTCAGAACACGTGCGTGATGTGCTTGAATTAATGGAAAGTTATGCGCTAATTCCTAACGCAGACATTAAAGGTTATATTGCTCCTGAGTTTAATTCTTTGGAATCAGATAAAGAGATGCGCACTCTTCTTGAAATGAGAAGAAACAAAGATTTAAGTA